ATAAAACCTGGTGCACGAAAGCTGTAGCTACGGAGCGCAGAACTTGTCTTGCGTATCCGGGGGAGGTTGGGGCGGATATGCTGGATGCTTTTGGCAAACCTTCCCGGAGGGCTCAGGAGTCAGCTATTGAACGGACAATAAAAGAAACTTTAATGGTAAATCCCAGAACAGAATATGTCCGGGATTTTTCTTTTGCTTGGGCCAATGATTCGGTTACAGTGGCTTTTACCGTTAAAGGAATTGATTATGAGAGTTTCCGGGTTGAAATATAGGAGGAGAAAAAATGGCAGCAGAACGGCCAGAATTTATAGTACCGGATTTCCTTGACGGCACAACACCAGAGAATATCCAGGAACGTATGATGAATGAACTTCCGGCAGATATCGATGATATGCCAGGAGGTTTTCCATATGACATGACAATGCCAACCGCGCTGGTAGCTTCAGAACTTGTCAATTTCCACTTGGTTCGCGCGCTCATGATTGCATTTCCGCAGTATGCCTGGGGAGAGTGGCTGGATAAGCATGGGGAAAATATCCATGTGTACCGTCATGGGGCAACGTATGCCTCTGGTAAGGTTAAGATAACAGGGCTCCAGGGGACAGAGATACCAGCAGGCCGTGTCTTTTCTACAGTGGCCACCAGCGAAACGGCGGCCGTGGAGTTTAAGACAGTCGAAACTGCACGGATCGGGGAGGAAGGATATGTGATGATTCCGGTAAGGGCGGTACTTCAAGGCGCGGGATCCAATGTAGTAGCAGATACGGTAATTTTACAGAATAAGCCTCTGGATGGTGTAACAGCGGTCACGAACCCAGACCCTATTACTGGGGGGACAGAGGTAGAAAATGACGAGAGTTTCTACGCCCGCATCCAACTGGAAAACGAATCAGAATCATTCTCTTATATAGGGAATGACAATGATTATAAACGGTGGGCGTTATCCGTAGATGGAGTAGGGGACTGTATTGTCATGCAGGCATGGGATGGCCCAGGAACTGTGAAACTCGTATTAGTGGATTCAAACGGAGACCCTGCTTCAGAGGAACTGACCAGGGCGGTTTATAATCATATTGTCAGTCCATCCAATCGTTCCAATCGATTGCTACCAACAGGAACCGCCAAGCTGACAGTAGCGGCGGCTACGACGGTGGAGATCTCATACCAGTGTACTGGACTTGACTACGATTCCAGCGTTACAAACCTGGAACAAATCAAGCAGGACTTTAAAAAAGCGGTTGATTCAGTATACGAACGGGCAAAGAAGAAAGGGAAATTTGTATATCATCAGGCTGAAAGCCTGATTACAGACCTTCCGGGAGTCAATAACTATGTCGCCTTTAAAGTAAATGGGACAGAGACTGATATACTGCTTTCAGAAGAGGAGTACCCAAAAACCAGGGGTTTAGATTTCAGCTAAGGAGGTGTACTGGATGATTGATCTGGAGAATTTCCCTACAAGCGAAACTGCCAAAGAAATGATGGGAAGTGTCACAAAAGGGTGGTATGACAAGGCTTATGTAGGGAAATGGCTGTATCAGGTAATGGGACTGTTATTAGATAAAGTGAAAGAGATTTATCAGGAACTTCCAAATCAGTTTTTTGTGGAAACAGCGACATGGGGGCTGGCCTACCACGAACAAAAATATGGCATTCCAGTAAAAGATAATGTGAGCGATGAGGACCGTCGTCGAGTAATCCTGCAGCGTATGAAATCCAGAGTCCCCATGACCCCATATCAGCTTGAACGGCTGTTGAAACGTCAATTCGGTATTGAAGCGGAAGTATCAGATATCCATGATCCCGGAAGTCTGGGGTATCAGCCCACACACCCTAATGTATTCCATGTGATAGTGTGGGGAAGGGATCAGAATATGGTATTGGATTACGCTATGATAGAGCAACAGATAAGACAGGTCAATCAGTCTCACACCATATTTTCGGTGGAACACAGGCAGGTTTTTAACCAGACGGTTGAAGTATTTGCAGGCACTCTCATAACTGAACTGGTCGAATATGATATAAAGGCCAGACCGTTGAACCGCGATACGGAGGCAAGGGCCAAGTTTGGTGTGACTATGGTGATTGATATAAATATTACAGAGAATATAGAGACAGGAGGGTCAAAAGATGGCAACAGGCAAAGGTAATGTTGTAAATACGACAAGAGGCTTGCAGCTTATTACAAAATTGGTATCGGCGCAGACAAAACTGACTTTCACCAATGTAAAAATAGGGACAGGCAGTCCGCAGGAAGGGGTGGACCCGTCAGAACTGACCCATTTGGTTGCCTATAAGATGGATGGGCAGATCGCAGAGTATGGGTATGATGACGGAGCAGGAGAGGCATATGTGGTCATGCAGCTGACCAACACCTCCATTGTAACAGGATTTGTTATGACAGAGATCGGCTTGTATGCTCAGGATCCAGATTTAGGGGAGATTCTTTATGCATATGTCGATCTGTCGGATGATCCTAATTACATCATGCCGCCAGAAAATGGACGATCTAAAACAATACAGATCAAGCTACATACAATCGTAGGAGAAGTGGCGAATATTACAGCTACGATCAATCCGTTAGCGCAGGTAACCCGTGCAGAGTTTGAACGAGAATTAGCAAGCA